GTCAATTCTGCACAGGTGCAAAGTTGACCCCTATTCCTGTAAAGTAAGAGAATCCGACAAGAGAAGAAAGGGAATTCCCCATGCCCAGCACACCATTTCGCAAGCCGCCCCGACACATTATTGGGTTCTTTAAGAAGCCCGAGACATGGGACGCGGCGATATTTGAGACTCTGATTCGAGATGAATTGGAGAACACGTATGGCGCAATCTCGGCCAGCGATGAAACGCTGATTGCTTCGATGATTGTGGTGATGGAATCGCTGACAGAGGCGCAGCGGCACATCAACGAAGAAGGCTATATCACCCAGTACGCTGCCGGTGTCGGTACTACGGGTTGGGTCAAACTGCGGAATGAGTCCATCGACAAACTAATCAAGATTCTTGGTGAGTTGGGTCTGGTGGCTCGCGGTCGCCCAAAGAAAGTAAACAAGCCTACTGAAGTCGATGAGCTTTTCGCCGCTGCTTGAGCCTGCGTTTCAATACGCAGCCTCGGTCTGTCGGGGGGATATAGCGGCGTGTGAGGATGTTCGGCTGGCGTGCCAGAGGTTTCTGGACATGGCCGAGCGGAAGGACGCGCCCTATGAATTCGTCCCGGCCAAGGCCGAGCACATCCTGAAGTTTGTCCGGTTTTGCAAGCACGTTAAGGGACCGGACGCTGGCAAGCCAATCCAGTTGCAGGGCTTCCAAGTCCTGTGGCTTGCGGCCATCTACGGCTTCCGGCACCGAGGCGAGCCTGACAAACGCTGGGTCACCGATGTCATCCTGTTTGTGCCGCGCAAGTCGGGCAAGACTACGCTTGCGTCTATCGTGGCGCTGTACGAACTGATGTTCGGTGAGGTCGGCGCTGAAGTATTCACTCTGGCGACCAACCGCGAGCAGGCATCAATCTGCTTTGACTCCTCGAAGGCAATCGTGGAATCGATGGATGAGCATCTGGCCGCGAAGTTCGTGCTGTACCGATCTGAGATCAAGAAACAGGGCGACTCGACTTCGACGTACCGGGCCTTGAGCCGGGAGAACCGCAAAACGGGTGACGGCAAGAACCCGTCCTGCGCGATGATTGATGAGGCGGCGCAGATTACCGAGCGTTCATCTATCGAAGTGTTGCACTCCGGTATGGGTGCGCGGAAGAACCCGTTGCGCGTGTACATGACCACGGCCAGCTTCACCCGCGAAACCAAGTTCTTTGAGGACTTGAGCTACTACCGTTCTGTGCTTCGAGGTGACGCATCAGACAACGGCAAGTGGTTTGGGCTTTGCTACTCCATCGACCAGGGTGACAACTGGCGCGACGAATCGACTTGGGGCAAAGCTAACCCCATGCTGGGCATCTCGGTCACTACCGAGCACATCCGGCACATGGCAGAGGAGGCATCGGCTAAACCGGCTTCACTGAACGAATTCCTGTGCAAGCAACTGAACATCTATGTGTCGGCTAACGCGGCCTGGGTGGACCGCAGGCACTGGGATGAGTCGATTGGGCCTATGCCTAGCGACAAGCCGGAATCTTCGTTCATTGCATTTGACTTGGCGCATAGCCGAGACTTGAATGCGGTCTGCACGCTGCACCGATATTCGGAAGAAGACTTCTATGCAGAGTTCAAATTCTTCCTGCCGGAAGATTCGCTCGACTTGGTGCCGAACCACTATCGGTCAATCTTCGATCAGGCGCAGCAATCTGGCATTCTGAAGCTGACGCAGGGCAATGTGACCGACCTCAATGAGATCGAAACCTACATTTGCCAACAGGCAGAAAAGCACGATATCAAGGAAATCGCGTTTGACCCGTATAACGCTGCTGCCTTGGTCGCCAACCTCTACGGCAAGGGATTGCCGGTCAAGAAGGTCGGTCAGGGCATGGCGGTGCTTTCTAACCCGTCGAAGACGACCGAGCAGCTAATCCTCAAGCACGCAATTAAGCACAACGGCAACCCGTTTGTCGGCTGGCAACTGGGTAACTGTGAGATTTACATTGATGCAAACGCCAATGTAAAGGTAAGAAAGAATGCTGCCGACCCGTCTGCCAAGATTGACGGGGTGATTTCGTTGATTATGGCTATGCACTGTCATTTGGACAACGTATTTGTGTCCGATTCGTTTGGCTTCCGCACTATTGAGTGGTAGTATCGGAGCTAAACGGGGGCCAACATGGGAATTTTGGACGTTTTCAAACGCAAAAAAGGCCAGTCTGACGAATCGAACACCCTGTTCGGCCAGACCACGCTGGGCAACAACATCCTTTATCAAGGCGATAACAGGAAGCCCACGGTCAACACCCAAATTCTGTACGTCACCACCAGCGCGTCTAACACCGCTGGCCGCATCGTGGATATGTCCACGTTGCAGCGCAATAGCACGATTACGTCCTGTATCGCGCTAAAAGCTCGCACAATCGCGCAGCTTCCCATCAAAATCATGTGCGAACTTGATGATGGGTCATGCGTTGATGCGTTGACTGACTCTCGCGTCAGCAAATACAACAAAACCAAGGCCACTCAAGTCCTCAAGCTGCTCCAGCAGCCCAACCAGTTCCAGAGTCAGTACGAATTCTGGTATCAGTGGGTGATGTGGCTGGAGATGTCCGGCGAATCGTTTGTTGTCTGGTGGCGCAAGGACAAAAAGAACCCGGCCCAAACGCCGATTGAAATGTACGTGTTGGACAGCACGCTGATTGCGGTTCAGAACACGCCTGCCCGTTATCCTGAGTACAGGCTGTCCACGCCCAGCTACGGCTTTAACAAGGATGAGCCGTTGCAGTACTACCAGATCATGCACACCAAGGAAATGCCTTGGCAGGGTTCGGCTGGCTGGAACAAGGGCATCGCCGCGGTCGAGTTGGCATCTCTAGATCAGGACATCGATCTGTATGCCAACTACATCATGCTCAATGGCGCGAAGCCCAGCGGCGTGTTTACCACCGAGCAAGTCATTCCTGACATTAAGTACAAAGAACTGGCTTCGCGGCTTAAAGAGGCGTGGAACAGCTTGACCGGTTCGCGCAATACCGACCCGAGCAAGCCGGGTCAGGGCATGCTGCTAGACCAGGGCATGAAGTACATGCCTATCGACATGCTGACGCTGCAAGATGCTGATGCGGCCAATCTGAAGATGCAAACTATGAAGCGCATCTGCGGATTGTTTGGCGTGCCGCCTGCGATGATTGGAATCACCGATTCCAAGTACAACAATACGCAGACGATGCTGGATGAGTTCTACAAATCCACGATGTATCCGCTAATCATCAACGTCCAGCAGAAGCTCAAGCAGCATTTGCTGGCCGATTATTCGGCGCTGCGGATTGAGTTCGACACGCAGGAATTCTTGTGCGGCGCTCCGCTGGACCAGATGAACTACGTCACGGCTGGCGTCAAAAACGGCGTCATCACGCCCAATGAGGCGCGGGAATACTTGGGCCGTGCGTCTATGCCCGGAGGCGATCAGTTGGCTGTTGATGTCGGCGGTGCAAACGAACCGATTCCGGGCCGGTCGCCGCAAGACACGGGCGGTGGCGGCGGCAATCAACGCAGGCGCGCCAAAATTGGCACGACTTGACATTCGTCATGGTTAATACAAAATACTTGGCAGCACTTGCCCAAATGGTGAGGAAGCCGCAAGTGCCGGTGCTGTTACAGCGCGCCGCCCCTAAAATACAAGACAATAATCAAGCAATTGACTTAGGGGTCATCAATGAAGAATCTCCAGTTGGTGTGCGAAGCGCAACTAAGACTGACCGAAAAGGCAGGAAGCGCCGAACCCACGGGAAAGATTGAAGCGACCGTTACCACCTGGGGACCGCGTGAAGGCGCGGATGGTCGCCGGTTCTTCTATAAGCCAGAAGGCTTCATGGAATGGGCCAAAGAATTCAGCAAATCGGGAAGGCCACTTCCCATGTTCGTCAACCACAACGCAGATGCGGTGCCCGTTGGCGAATGGAGTTCGTTTGAGTTCACAGACGAAGGAATGACTGCCGAAGGTCGGTTGTATCTCAATACCACCGCTGGCTCGGACTTGTATCAGGTGATGTGTGAGTCACCCGCAATGTTCGGCGGCGTTTCTGTAGGAGCTTACGCCGATGAATACGAAATGGTCGATGCTGAAGGAGCGCCTTGCGGCGATATGGAAGAAGGTTACTTCCAAATTACGCAAGGAGGACTCCGCGAAGTCTCAGTAGTCATGTACCCGAACAATCCTCGCGCCGAAGTCTCCAAGCTGGAGTTCTTCCGCGAAGACGGGTCTGCTGACCTAAAAGTTTTGGAGCAAGCACTGCGGGATGCAGGGCTTATCAAAAAAGATGCGGTCGCTGCCGCATCTGTCTTTAAGCGCGTGCTGGAACAGCGGGATGCTGCGCCTGTCGAGCTTGAAACTGCGACGCAACAGAGGGATTCTGATGCGGAAGCGACCGAAGCGGAATTGCTCTCTGCCATTGAGCAGTGGGAAATTCTTAAACATCTTGAAAACCGTTTGAAGGGTTAATCATGTCTGAGAAGATTTTTGAGAAGCTGGACGAAATCCAATCGTCCATGTTGGGCAAAGCCGAAGGCGTTGCTGAGTCGAAGGCTGTTGAAATTGCTGAAGCTGTTAAGGCCGAAGTCAATGAGAAGCTGGCGACTCTGGAAGCAAAGATTGCTTCTGTTAACGCTCCCGAGATCATTCGTCCTATCGCTAAGTCGGTCCGCACTGATGTGAACCGTTCTGTGCGCGAGCAGCTTTCCAACTTCTACAAAGGTGGCAAGCAGCTTGAAAAAGAACTGGTGATGTTCGCTGATGAGTCTCAGTACCAGGCTTATCTGAACGAAGCATCGCAACTGACCGCTGGTGGTGACGGTAAGGGTGGTCGCACTGCTTACGACCCCGTGTTCGTTGCTCTGCGTCTGTACAACCCTCTGCGCGGCGTGTCTCGCACCGTGGCTACTGATGGTTCGTCCTATCAGTTCCGCGTGAAAACGGGCAACGCGGGCGCCCAGTGGGGATACGGCATCCAAAATAACGGTGCGCCGACGACTGAAAACACCTCCATCTGGCAAATCGTGCTGAAGGACATCAACGTGCAGTTCCCGATCCGCACTGCGGCTCTGGACGACATCGATGGTTTGGAAGCCAACGTGGTTGACGACATGCTCGCCGAATTCGCGCAGTCGGAAGCCGCGTCGATGATCCAGAACAACGACCAGAGCGGCACGGGCACTTCCGTGACCACTGGTGGTGCTGACGGTCTGCGCGGTCTGGACCAGTACGGTGGCGCGAATGCAACCTATACGGGTGGCACGACTTCTACCGCTGCGTTCGGCACTTCTGGCACCGGCTCTACCTCTGGCCTGCACTCGCTGGCAACGTATGACCAGTTGACCACCAACGGTTTCGGCACGGTTAACAACGTGACGTACCAAGATTGCGTCAACATGCTGTACGCACTGCCGCAGCAGTACTGGACTCCGAATGCCAAGTGGATGATCAACCCGGTCATGCTCTCGGCCATTCGTGGTCTGAAGGACAACAACGGCACGCCGATTTTCGAGCGTATGCACCCCGGCGTGACCGAGGGCATCGTCGGCAATCTGCTCGGCTTTGATGTGGTGGTCAACTCTTACGTTGACACCCCCAACGCTGCCGGTGCGTCTGCTGGTACTGTCTCGAAGTACCCCATGTTCTTCTGCGACTGGTCGCGTTTCCACACGATCATCGACCGTTTGAACATGATCATGCGTCGTTACGATCAAACCGCCCCCGGTTTCATCACGTTCTTCGGCGAAAAGCGTCTGGCAACCAGCGTGCGCGACCCCTTCTCGGGTGTTCGCTATCGCTCGACTGCTACGGGCGCTTAATAAAGTGGGGGGCTTCGGCTCCCCTCTTTTCAAAGAAGTCTTACGGGCTTCTTTGAAAGGGATCACTGGGCGCAACTTGAAAAGGAATACGCCAATGGACAAGGCAAACGCTTCCATCACCGAAGCATTCTTGGATGCCATGAAGACGGCAATTTATGAACAGCGTCGAGTCAAGCTGGATGTGAAAGAAGCATCAGCTTTGACGGGTTCTGGCACTGGAATCGGTGGCCGCGTCATCTTTGACGATGCGTTTGCTGCGTTGCGTTACGCAAACCCGTTTCGCCAAGCTGTGCGTCAAATTGCTGTGTCTGGTTCGGATGCTCAGTTCGTTGCCAAGACTGGTAACGCCACCAATCAAGCTGGCAACCCCTGGGGCTACGTTGTGCAAAACAACACCGGCTCTCCTGACACCAACACAAGCATTTGGCAATTGCCGGTGCGCGTAGTGGCCGCTCGATTGCCCATTCGCTCTGCTGTTCTGTCTGACGTTAACTACTTGGACGAAACGCTGGTCGAAGACATGATGCTGGAATTCAGCCAGCTCGAAGCCGCATCGATGGCCGTCAACTCCGACCAAAGCGGCTCGACCACCACCACCACTGGCGCTGAGAATGGCCTGCGTGGACTGGACATGTACCTTGATGGTGCAACCTCGGCGTTTGGCACCAGCGGCACGGCCATCACCAATGGCATCCACACGATTGCCACGCAGACGGCCACCACGTCTATCGTCTATAACGACCTGACCGCCGCCGCGTCTAAGCTGCCGGCTCAGTATTGGTCGCTGCCCGGTACGGCATGGCACATCAATCCCAACACAATTGAGTCGCTGCGCGAAATCAAGGACACGGCTGGTCTTCCCATCCTGATTGAATCGGGTGATGATGACGGTGGTTCTCTGACGCATCTGTTTGGCTTCAAGGTGATCCCGAATCCGTACTTGTCTGCCACCTATCCGATCTATCTGGCGAACTGGCCGAGGTTTATGACCATCGGTGACCATACGCAGTTTTCGATTCAGATGATGGAGCAGACTTCGCCCGGCTTCGTGACGATGTATGCGGAGAAGCGTGTGGTTTCGACCGTGCGTGACCCGTTCGCTGGCGTGCGTATCAAGCTCTGAGGATAAGTAATGTCCACAAGTCCTGCTCTCTCAGACGGTGGGCCATACCTGTCACCCACGCGCAATCCATTCAACTATTCAAAGGTTGAGCAGATTGACCGTGACAACGTGACGCCTTGGCTCACGCTGGATGAGATCACTCAGCAAATTAACTTGTTTGAGGATGAATCTCAGGACACTTATTTGTCTAGTCTTGAGCTGGCAACGCGGCAAGCGATTGAAGACTATCTTGGTCTTCCAATCATGCCGGTGAGCTATCGCGTGTACTACAACGGCAACGCTTTGTGGGGCGTGCCGCTGTCATTGGATTTGCCAGAAGTGAGTCCTGGCACAGTCAATGGCCCGTATTGCTATGGCAGCAACAACGGTGTGGAAGTGAATTTGGTGGGGTACTGGAATGCATCCACCCCGCCGGAATTTGTGCCGTTGTCGCCTTCGGATTACATGTACGACAACAGCGGCAACAAGATCATCTTGGCTAATTTGCCGACTGATCTGAACTACTTTATGACCGCGCCAATCGTGGCTGAGTACACGGTTGCGGCAAGCCCTTTGAGTGCTTACCCGGTCATCAAGCAAGCCGGCTTGTTGCTGTTCACGCACCTGTATAACAACCGCAGCAACACAGTTGACACGCCACTGCGAGAGATTCCCTACGGTGTCTCTGCGCTTCTTCGCCCGTACAAGCCTTTGGTGCTCTGATGGCAATCGCACGGTTTGAGAACATCACCGTCAATTCGCTTACGTTTGCTAAGTCGGATTTCGGTGAGCAAACCACGGCAATAACGAAGTGGTTTGGCACCCGTGCGCGTATCTCTGATGTCGCCAACAGCTTGAAGATTTCTGATCGGTATCGTCTGTATCAAGACTTGGTGCAGATGACGCTGAACTACACGCCGAACGTCAAGCAAATCGTTGACCGGCAAGACTTGTATTCGTTCAACTGGCGCGGCCATGACTGGCGTATCACTGACTGCCGGGAAGCAAACGACCGGATGACAGTGACGTTTATGTGCTATCGCAACGACCCTGTGGTGGCGGTCTAATGGCAACTCAGCAAAACCCAGTTGCCTACGGTCGGGCTATCCAGTACCAGTTGCAGCAAATCGTCAACCCGGTGCCGGTTTATGCCGCCTTCAACCGCAACTTCGCCACGCAGCCCAAGTTCATCACTTGGATGGCGCGAAGCATTCACCAGCCCGTCTATACGGGTCCGGTGCAGTCGGTCAAGGGCATTGACACGCCGGTTTTTCAGATCAGTATCTTCACGCAAGTGATCGAAGACGGGTTCACAATTTCCAACCAAATACTACAATCTCTGCATGGATACAGTGGTCAATTTGGTGGGCCGACTGGATTTAACGTGTCGAAGGCAGATGTATTCTGGCTATACAACTCCTACGACAACACAGAAAAGATGGCGCAAATCTTTCTAGATTGCACCTTATACATTCCAACGTAAGACAAGACTTGTTCAACCACTTGAAGGATTGAAAAATGGCACTTCCGAATAAAGTCTTGCCGGGTTTTTCTGCGGCGATGTACGCCCAATCTGGCGCAACTCCCACCCCGTTGACCACCGCCCAACTTTCGCTTGTGGCGAGCGTGTCTCCGATTGCCGTGTCTGGCAATCAACTTAACATCGAAGCGGTCCCTGCGTTTGGCATGGATGACGCAATGGCTAACTTCTCGGTGGCCGGCTCGCGTCAATCAGACAAGATTCCGACTCAATCGGCGCCCACCAGCATGACCATCACGGCTGCTTGGAACCCGAGCGATGCCAACATTCTGCAAATGCGCGCTGATGCCTACAACGGCACCGTGGACCGCACGTTTGTGATTGCCGCTACCGAGGGTAGCAACATCGTTTACTACGCATTCAACGGTCGCGTATCGAACTTCCAAGTCGATGCCCAGCCGAATGCCGAGGCCAAGGCAATCTTTACCGTTCACCCCCGTGGCAACCAGTACGGCTGGTCCAACAACGCATAAGGAGCTAACGTGGCACTTCCAAACAAAGTTCTTCCCGGCTTTAGTGCATCGCTTTGGATGCAGTCTGCCGCAACTCCCACGCCTTTCAGCACGGCCAACCTGTCGGTTTGGTCTGCCCAGGTCGCCACGATTGTGGGCACTGCTGCTGGCGGCACTGGCGCGGCTGGCGTGCAATTGCCGGTTGAGGCTGTCCCTGCTTTCGGCATGGACGATGCAATGGCGAACTTTTCTGTCGCTGGCTCACGCCAGTCGGACAAAATTCCCACGCAGTCTGCCCCGACCAGCATGACGATTACCGCTGCTTGGAATCCTTCGGATACCGCACTGCTGCAAGTTCGTTCTGACGCTTACAACGGTACGGTTGACCGCACCTTTGTGGTCGCAGCTTACGACGGCACCAATACGGTTGCGTATGCGTTTAATGGCCGCGTGTCCAATTTCCAAATTGACGCCCAGCCCAACGCTGAAGCCAAGTGCATGTTTACGGTCCACCCGCGTGGCAATCAATACGGTTGGAGCAACAGCTAATGGCACTCAAAGCAATCATCGATGAGATTGCTAATGCACGGGCAGACATCAATGCTCTCGCCCGTGCCCAAATGGTTGACCCTGCGGAAGTCGCTGCGGCACTTGCAAAGGCAAAACCGGGCACGGTTGAGCATGTGGTGTTGTCTGTCCTAGCAGAAGCACACCCGGCAAAAGCAGCGCCGCCTCCAACAGAAGAATAAGACAAGTGACGACAATAAAAAACACGAACGATCTGCTGACATTCCTAGAAGGTCAAGCGGCTCAAAGACAAGATTGGTTTGGGCACAAGCAGCAGCGCATGACGGCCATCACTTTGGCCCATGAGATTGCTGCTCGCCATGCCGACAAAATGAGTCCCGAGGATGTGGTTGATTACGCGATGGAGCTTAATCAACGCATCTTCGACAAGATCATTGATCCAACAAGACAAGGAAAGAAATGAAACTCTCTGCTGCATTCGGCGACATCTCCGCGCTCCGCACCAAATCGTTTGAGCTTGGTGGACACAAGTTCAAAGTGCGTATCCCTCTGTCTAAAGAGCTAGAGGCAATTACTGAGCGCACCAATCAAGTTGACCCGGCAAAGTACGAAGAACGCTTTGCGCGCCTGACCAAAGGCATGGAAGTGGTCGATGGTGACGTCATGGTTGATGGCCGGTCCACTAAAGAGTTGGTGGAAACCGCGATCCGGTTTGAGAACCGCACTGTCGAGTTCTTCAAGCTGTTGGTGGCTGACAGTGGCGACCTGAATGATTTGACCTATGAAGACATCGAATCTGAAATGCCGCTGACGGTTCAGATTGAGATGATCAATGCCATCGGTGATGCGATTCAACCTTCGTTTGGAGAAAGCCGAAAAAACTCCTAAGGGACACCCGTGCCCAAGTTCGGGCATACGTTTGGGCGCATGGTGGGTGTCCCGACAACATACCGGCCACAGATATGCAGAACATCGAAATCATGTTTCACGATGGAATGCTCGGGCCGAAGGCTACTCTGCTGGCGTTGAGTTCACTCACGACCGGCAACCTCAACTCAAAACTCAAGCAGGGCACAAAGCCGTTCCGCATTGAGGATGTTCTCCCGTCAACGTATGACTACATTCATCCACCGTTGACATCGGAAGAGCAGAAACGTCTTGTCAGTCAACAATTGCTTGCATTCATGTCGCAAGCTCCAGGTGCAGATAAGGCGTTAAATGGCATACGTTCCAAGTAACAGCACGGTCAAGCTGGAAGGGTTTGCTGAGTTAGAGCAGCAGCTCCTTCAGATGGCGCAAGGCTATCGCGCCGACAATATCGCTCGCAACACGCTTGTGAAAGCGGCAGAGCGCGCAATGGTGCCTGTGCTTCTCGACGCAACGTCCAGAGCGCCATTCGATGAGAACAACACAGACGGCATTCACATGAAGTACACCATCCGACTGGATGCGCGTATTCCTAACGGGCGCGATCTCATGTCGGACTATGTGAATGAAACTGACGCAGCCATTGCGGTGGTGTCGGTAAAAAAGTCTGCGGTGTCATTGGCACAAGAGTTTGGAACTAGAAAAATTGCACCTCAGCCCTTTATGCGACCAGCGATAGAGGGTGCTAGGGATAGGGTGTTGGGCATTCTGAAGACTGAGCTTGCTCAAGCTATTCCTGCTTACGCGCAGAAGATCAGTCGCATGAGGAAGAAATAATGGCTTCAAGCAACATTGCTCGCCTTGGTGTTGTCCTTGGTTTGGACATGGCTGAGTTTTCAGCCAACATTGACAAGGCAATCTCTGAGAACCGCAAACTCAAGAATGAGATTCAGCGACACACGAATGCTGCCGTTCGTGAGCTTAATGCACTGACTGAGGCCACTGCCGATTATGGCCGCGAAGTCACCAAAGTAGAGCAGATTCAACGTCAGATTGCGTCTGGCAAGTTTGCCAGTGCGACTGATGACATGAAGCAAAAGCTGCTGGCGCAGGCCGCAGCGTATGACGCAAAAGTCATTGCGGAGAAGAAGTCATTTGACGGCACTAAGCTGACAATGCAACAGCAACAGCAGCTTGCGTTCCAAACAACTGATTTGGTGACGCAGATTGCCTCCGGCCAGAATGCTTTAGTTGCGCTGCTCCAGCAGGGTGGTCAGCTTAAAGATTCGATGGGCGGCTTTAGCAACATGTTTAAGGTGCTGGCCGCGCAAATCACGCCTTTCCGATTGGCTATTGGGGGTACGGTTGCTGCTCTGGGCACACTTGGGTTAGCCTTTTATCAAGGCTATCAAGAGTCGGCTCGCCTGCGCGATGATCTCATTCTGACTGGCCGCTACGCAGGCATCACGCAAGACCAGTTCCTGCGGCTTGCTTCTACCGTCAGTGACAAGCTCGGCACTTCTGTCGGCAATGCCAAGGATGTGTTTGGTCAGCTTGTCGCGTCTGGCAAATTCACTCAGACCAGTCTAGATTCGGTCGGCGAAGCAATCCTGCGCGTTGCACAACTCAGCGGGAAAACTGCGGAGCAAGTCGCGCAAGACCTTATCCCGTCATTCAACGGCTCTGCGTCAGCGGCCAAGTCGCTGAACGACAAGATGCATTTCTTGACGCTGGAGCAGTACAAGCAGATTGCCGCTCTGGAAAAGTTGGGGCAGACGCAAGAAGCGGCCAAACTGACCGCTGATGCATTAAATCAAAAGCTGTCTGAGCAAGAGCGGCCATTGGGCATTCTTGAGAAGGCGTGGAATGCTTTGAAATCCGCTGCCAGTGGCGCATGGGATGCCATGCTGGGCATCGGTCGGCAGATGGACCTTGAAGCGCGGCTGCAAAAGCAAATTGATGACGCAACCGCAGTTCTTGAGGCATCGGAACCTGGAGCGGCCTCAAGCATAAAAATGGCGATGGATCGAGATGCGTTGCAAGCGCAGCTAGATGCATTGCGTAAGAAGCGCGAAGAAGAAACTAAGAAAGCGCAAGAGGAATCGAAAAAGATTTCGATGTATGAGGGCGCTGGCGGTCTTGCAAAAGAAATGGCTTTGCGAGACTCATTGACCAAAAAGCAATTTGAAAATGCTTTTGCCGCAGCAAAAGACATGGCAACAGAGATCGGCAAAATTGAGATGGAGGCCGAAGAAAAGATTGCCAATGCCAAACGAGAAATGGCAATCAGGAACCGTGAAGAAAACGGTGTTTTCGCCGCTTTGCGCGAAAGAGAACTTGCCGAAGACATTGTTGGCATCAATTTGGAAAAAGAGCAAAAGATTCGCGCTGCTCAGGCTGCGCGCATCGGCGCAATGATGGCCGCTGAACAAGAGTTCAAGCAGAGCTTGCGCGAAGACATGGCGATCTATGAAGATCAGTTCGTCATTCAACAAAACATGATGAATCTGGAGAACAAGGCACTTGAACTAAAGAAGCAAGAGCTTGAGCTTAACGGCCAGAACCTCTACATGTCTGATCTTGACCTTCAGAAGCTGCGGCTCCGCATGGAGTATGAACAGCGTCGAGAGGCTATCAGGCGCGATCCCAAGCTGTCATCAGAAGCCACTCAATCCATGATCGATCAGCTTAACGCGCAAGAGCAAGCCAAGATCGGTTTGATGGAAATGGAACAACGTCTTGGCGCGTTGCGGAGCATGAGCAACAGCGTGTTTGAGAACATGATGCGCGGCATCGAAACCTTCGTTCGCACCGGCAAGATGTCGTTCAAGGACTTGGCGCGCAGCATCATCCAAGACTTGATAATGATTCAGTTGAGGATGCAGCTAATCTCAATCTTCAGAATGATTAGCGGCAATGTCGGAACTTCCCTGGCCTATGGCACCAACATCGGTTCTCAACAAACCAACATGCTGGCTGCACAGGATGCTTTCTTCAGAGCCGATGGCGGTCCTGTGGCCGGCAACCAGCCCTATGTTGTGGGCGAGCGCGGGCCTGAGTTGTTCGTTCCTCGCGGTGCTGGCACGATCATTCCCAACAATCAAATGGGCGGCATGGGCACTACCAACGTGACCAACAACTACATCAGCGCGATTGATGTGAAGTCATTTGAAGAACGTATCTTTGGCAGCGCAAATGCTGTGTGGGCCGCGAGCACCTACGCACAGAAGCGGTTGCCTATCGGCGCAGGGAGAATGTAAATGTCATTCCAGACCATCGTTGACATCCAGCAGTCCATGACGGTGCAGAACCGCCGCATGGTCGGCCAACAGGTCACCCGTGGTGGGCAGATCAGAACGGCTCAGTATCTGAATGC